GGGAATCCCACTTTTCCCCCTCAAGGTCGCTTATATACAAAATTCACCAAAAAGTCAAGCGTGAGGGTCAAAAGTGACGCTATTTCATACCACCCTAGGGGGTGGGTCAAGTCAAAGCCCCCTTTTTTATTGTTTTTTTATTCTGAAAGCCCCAAAAAATACACAAAGTGGCAAGAAATAGCGTCATACTATTGACATTTGACAAAAGTTTGTATATAGGGGGAAACGAGAAAAACTCTTGTTTTATTTGCGTGAGGGTTATTTCTATGGCATTTGATAAACTTAAACCTAAAAAACTGAATAACGCTGCGTGGGAAGCGATCATCGAGGCTTGGGAGAATGGATTGTCTGACCGTGAAGCGTCTTTTCGTGCGTCCAAGATAAGCGGACAGGATATAACGGCTGACGAACTGCGTAAATGGTGCAAGGACGATCCTGAACTCGGTGAACTCCGTGCCAATCTTCAGAGCGACCTGCTGTCGGAAGCGAAGCTGACGGTAGCTGATGCTTTAAGGGGCAAGGACACTAGGACGGCTCGTTGGTACTTGGAGCGCAAGGCAGCCGATGAGTTCAGCACCAAGCAGGCTGTTGCCTTCGAGGGTGCTGTAGTTGAACTGTCGCTTGAGGAAAAAGAGCGCAGACTCCAGGAACTCGTGGAGAATGCTCTGAAAGATGGCGAGTAACAGGGAACTCGACAACCTCTTTGAACTTCAATCGTTCGACCTGCCCAAGTGGGTAGGAAGAGGTCGGATTCCCAAGCATTACAAAAGACTTACTTGCAGTAGGGAAGAAGCGGATCGCTTGGCGAAGATAGGCTTCATCGAGATAGCGAAATACTATGGCGAGAAGACCTACTACACGCAGAGCCTGATAGCCGGAGCGTGTCTGTCGGGCGATTATGACCGCATAACCATAGTTTCTCCATCATCTTATGGTAAGTCGTGGTTATTCGGGCGCATAGGCAACATCATGGCTTATGAGGGCGAACCGACCTATGTAGTCGCAGCCACACAGGACTCTACCAAGATGATTATGGGTCACGTTGGTGCTTCGCTTCAGAACATCGCACCCGAAGTCAAGAACGCTCTGCTGAACAAGAAAGACCAAATCGAGCGTCTTACCACCTCTCTGTCGAAGCAGAAGATAGCCTTTGCGAACGGTGGTTTCATCGAACCTATCACAACGGGTGATACCTACGATGAGAACATCGCACAGAACAAGGTAGTAGGTAAACCGGGAAACTATCTCGTTGACGAGGCTGCCCTTGTCAGCGAACAGTCCTTTGCGGAACTTGGTCGTGCGGAGTTTGCTAGGGTAGACGGTCGCAACTATTTAAGGGCGATGATATCCAATCCGCATCAGCCGGGGTTCTTCTACTCGGAGCTTACGAAGCCTGACGAGGAACTGCTGAAGACGGAGATCATCATTTGGATGGACGCTTTGACGGCTGTTGAGGAAGAGAGGCTGACCAAGGAAAAGGTCTACCACAGCACATTCGCCAAGCACCGAAGCACCCTGCGGAGATATCTGCTGTGCATCCTTGACGATGATGGCGAGGGGATGTTCTCGATGCCACCCGTGTACAAAGCACCTTATCAAGGTGACTACACACAGTATTTCATGGGTGTGGACGCAGCCTATAAGGGCAAGGACAACATCGAGGTCGCACTTACCGCTGTAGGCGGTGGGAAGATACACGCAGAGGATGTAACGACCATAAAGAAGCCGAAGTGGATAGAGGGCAAGACCTCTGAAGACATCATACGGCAGATAACGAGGATGGCGAAGTCTAATGGCGTAGCACTCGTCTGTGTCGATGTCGGATGGGGTGTATGGCTCGTTGAAGGACTCATAAGGCACGGAGTGAATGCTGTGGGAGTGAACTTCTCCGAAGCACCGAGCAGAGAGCGAGTAAAGGCGAAGCATTACTCCGCTACCAACGCAACGAACAAGAGAGCAGAGATGCACCTCGACTTTCAGGACTTGACCGATGGCGGTCTTCTTGAGGTGTCAGAGGAAGTATACGAGAAGATAAAGGACACTCTGCCGTACATCGCAAGTGAGCGAAAGGCGAGTGGAAAGATACAGATAAGACCGAAGAGCGAGATAAAAGCGATAATCGGACATTCGCCCGATGCGTTCGATGCCGTTCTTCTGTCCATACACGCAGTAATAAAACATTTAGGCGATTCAGCATATGCAATAACGTAAAAGGGAAGATATATGCCTGACAACATGACAAGAGAAGAGTTCTTTGAGGAAGTAATACGGGAATGGACGGAGTGCAACGAAGTTTGTGACCTTGCTGTACCTCGTAAGAAGAAAATAGAGGGTCTTGAGAAGGCTGACAGATACATGGAGATTCTTCCCGGTGCTGATTATGTCCTTACACAGACGCTCAACTACATATTCAGTAACGGACTCACCACGGGAAGCATCAAACAAGATGAAGCACTCGACAAGTTCCTCTACAAGGTGAATGACCGTGGCAATACGAACCTTCACGAGATCCGTGACACCATCGGAATGGCGATAACGCACGGTACGAGCGGTCTTCGTTGGAAAGACGGCAATGTATATCAGTACAAATGGGGTACATACAGAGCGTTGACCTATTTGCAGGGCGGTATCCGCAAGGTAGTGGCATACCTCGTTGCAAGGGATGGCGGTTATGTGCCAGCACCGACTTTCGAGCCGAATGACTACCGTGAGTATCAGGATTTCATCCGAGAACTCGACAAGAAGCAGATACTGCTCCTGTCACCATCGGAATTTCTGAATCTCCGTAACGATACGAGCCGTGTATACGGACATTCACCGCTTCTGTCAGACCAAGAAAGGCTTGACCTCATTGTATCGGTCTACGAAAGGCTGAATTACGACATTCTGTACGACGGGCCGGGCAGGATAATCATCCGACCGAAAGACGGATTCCTTCAGGGCGATGAAACGGATATCTCGTCCTCGCAGGTGATGTCAGGTGCTTTGGAAGCCACTCAAAAGCGTGTGGACGATGTCAAGAAGGAAGCAAGCAGAGTAGCGAAGCAGATAAAGAACTCATCATCCGACTCGGTAGTAGTCCTGTCGAACGCATTCGACAAGGAAATAGAGAAACTGCCGAGAGTGACTAAGGCAACGGAGTTCTTTGAATGGCTGACCAATGACACGATGATACTTGCGCAGGATTTCGGTATGTCACCGTCCCTGCTCGAACTCGGTGGAGTCAGCGGAAACGTATCTATGGAAAAAATCATAGATAACTCTATGCTGAACAGCATCGTTCCGCTCCGTGAAAGATATGCCGTTCAATTAAGCGGATTCATTGCAAGGCATCTGCATGTGGATAAAGTCTACTTCAACCTCTACGAGATGCAACAGCAAGAGGACGAGAACACTATGCGTACAAAGATAGTGAACATCCTGTCTCTGCTGAACGCTATGAGGGTGAAAGGTGCTGACGGTCAAGAGGGTGCTATTCAGCCGAAAGCACAGCAACTGTTCGATGACTTTGCGGATATGCTTTCAGACAATATCCACAACGAACTGAAACAACTTGAAGAACTCTAAAACTCAAGGGAGCAGAAAGAGAGGACTAAAACTATGAGTAAAAGAGAAAGCATGAGGGAACTTTTCGACAGAGCCGACAAGGTGAGACCGATAGCCGAGAAGGACGGACAGGTCATCGTGGATTTCAACGATGCTGCCGTGCTGAACAGTGTCAACGCCTATGAGGACGCAGGCACAGGCGTTCAGGTCAGAAACCCTGACGGATCGGTAGCAAGCACGGGCAAGACCGTACACGCAATCAATCCTAACTACTTCTTTGCCAACAGATACAAGGTAAAGGGTACGAAAGGCAATCAGAAGCTGATGGTAGTCAGCGGACACGAGCCTACGGGGTTCAGATGCATCAGAGAACAGGAGCGTGGCAGACTGCACGTCAAGACCGTACCTTGCTATGTGTTCTCAAGGAACGAGAAGAACGAACTCGAACTCGAAAAGGTAACAACTGTCAGTGACACGGAGTTTGTCTCCGATTTCACACATACACTGAACAATAAGTCAATGGCTGAACTCCTGCCGATGATAACTTCATACGGTAACGATATCACCGCTGACGAGATGCCAATCTAACTAGTAAAGGAGAAGTATTCTATGGCAACAAGTTTCAACAAATCACTGAAGACCATTACAGTCAAGACGATTGGCGGTAACACTATTACTGCATCGGATTCTGTAACAGCAATGGTCGCATCCGCTGCTCTTTCAGAGTTTGAAATGGGCAAGACGATGCACATTAAGACAGGAGCGGACGAAACAACCATCGTTCCATTCCACGCAGTAGACAATATCCTCGTGGCGGTATCCACAGCAGCTGCAACAAGAGCAGACGCATACTGCAAAGAGCCATAAAAACGGCTGAAAGGGGTAACCCATGAAAGAAATACTGCAATTCAGTTCGACAAAAGAGAGGCTGAAATACCTTTCAGGCGGTTTCGAGGAAATCGTACCTGTCGAAGTGACTGAAAAAGCACCTGAAAAGGTCGAAATCGAGCAAAATGAAGCCAAAAAGGAGAAAAAATCTCCTAAAAAGGCTTCAAAGAGCAAGAAAAAAGCAAAGAAGGACGAGGAAAATGGCGAAGTACAGGCTGAATAGTGCCGAAACTCTGCCAAACACCATCAACCACGTTGCAGTAACGAAGAAAATCGGTGGCAAGGACATCGTAACGTACTCAAACTACATCAGGCTCGTTCCGGGCAAGGAGTATGAGACGGAAGACCCTGCAATGATTGATTTCTTCAAGACCTACAGACGGAAAGTAAGGCATACAGACACGCTTGAGGCAAATCTCGCCTCAAGCGGAGTCCCTTACGACATCGAATACTGCAGGAGTTGCGGTGGCAGAGTCAAAAAGATCAACTACCAAGTAGTAGAGGTTTATGATGAATAACTTAATTGACGAACGCAACGAGCGCACAAGGAACAGAAAGAAGAGAAAGAGGAAGATGGACAGCATTATCGGTCTTTCCAAGGACGATGAAAGGCAGTACATCACACTTTCAAACACTGTGAAACTCGCTGACAGCCAAATAAGGCTTCTTGACGAGGGTTTCTGCGACAACGGATTCGTTATCAAGAAAGGAACGCTTGAGAAGTTCCTGAACGGCAAAAACGAGCATATCCGTGGATGGGAGCAGACCGAGGACGGATGGAAAGAAACGGAAATTCTTAACCTTACCGATGATTTTGTCGGTACGGTGAATCTCGGACATATGGAATTTGCGACATTCCCTTTCATAGTCGGTGAATGGCGAAAATCTGACCTGACGCTCGTAGATATAGAGAATGACCGCAAGGCTCTCGATGTCGATTTAAGGCTTGATAACGAGAGCGTTTTCGTAAAGGAACTTGCCCGTCAGCCTTATGACATTGGTGTCAGTGCCGAATTTTACTATCACATCAATGACGAGGACACCGACTCTCTCTCGGAGATGCTCGGCTATTGGTTGCCTGTCATTGACGAAATATTCATTTTCGCATACGGACTTGTCGGTGAGTGCGGAAATGTAAATAGCAGTGGTTTGGAATTGAAAGGAGAACCAATGGAAGACAATAAGGAAAACATCATCCTTGAAGAACCGAAGGATGAGGAAATGGAACTCGGTGTCGAAGAAGTTGAGATTCCGGCTTCCGAAGAAGCACCGATAGAGGCTGAAGAAGCCGTAGAACCAAGTGAAGAATCTCTTGAAGAGAGTGCTGAATCAGAGGATGCGCCTGAAGAGAGTTCTGATGAGGAAGATGGAGTCGAGGAAGTCGCAGACGAGGATGCTGACGATGATGAAGACGAAGTCGAAGAAGTCGAACTGTCCTATGAGGAAATCATCGAGGAGATCACCACGCTCCGCAGGGAGAATATCGAACTGAAAGACCACATCAAGGCTCTGAAAGAGGAGAAGCGTGGTCTGAAGAAGAAACTTCAGAACGAATATGATGCCAAGAAAGACTTTTTGGCAAAGACCGCTAATCTTTCTGCCGAACTCTTCCCTAACGAGGCAGAGGCAAAGAAAGAGAAGGAAGAAGAAGCAATGAAACTCGCCAAGGAGCGCAGATACTACAAGGGCGATGGAATTGCAGACTGATAAAGGAGACAAATAATGCCTAATACAATGACAATGAATGCTCTCGATCAGAGAGCGGTAGACGTTGAAAAACTCGCTACCAACTTTATTGACATCATCAGCGATTGCGCAGCACTTGAGGATTACACACTCCGTAACGCAATTCAGGACAGATATCCTCTCGCATATTGGCTGATGAACACATCATTCGCAAGACTGCTCCGTGAGAGAAGCAGAAATCCGCAGATGTTCAAGAAGTCCACAGACCCTGACGTAGATTGGGAGATGGTAGTACCGGGAACAGTTTACACACTCGAGCCTGTAAATGACGGAGCAGACTGCTGCTGGACAATGCCGGACTTCGCAAAGTGCGCAGACAACGTACCTGCTGCGATGCTCTGCCTCAAGGACTGCGACAAAATCTTCGACACAATGGTCTATGACAGACTCCGCATCAACTCAAGAGGAGACCTTGAAGGCTTCGCTAGAGAAGGCGAGTCGGTAGCCGATGTAAACAGAAGAATCAGACATATGTGGATGGCATTCTACACGATGCACACAATGATCCTCGGAACAATGGCAACATCCGACAACATCACAAAGCCGTTCCACGGACTCCTCGAAGTCCTTCAGAACGATGCGGTAATCTCGCTTGCAGGCGGTAACCTTCTCGCAGCGTTCGCATCACTCGGATGCAGAATCGATGTACTCGGACACGATGGCGGTATCTTCGCTGTCAATCCGCTTCTGTACAGCTCAATCGAGAGCGCAGTAAGACCTGACGAGTACGGCAACTATCCTGACGGATGGAGAAGAAACAACGGAAGACTTTACTTCCACGGCATCGGATTCCTTGAGGACAAGCTCGTTCCTGTAGATATGGATACTATGACAGGCGATGTATGGTATCTCGATGGCGAGGCTGTCGGTGGATTCCTTGCATACGAAGTAGGCAACGAGTACGAAGTTGACTTCGAGTTCGAGGAACTGCCAAAGGCTGACGGATGCGGTAGATTCTGCCACTTCCTCTACAACTACGGAACAGTTGCAAACAACAACGCAAACAGACTGATGGTCATCAGCAACGTGCCTGTATCAAGTGCTTGCACAGAGATCGCTGACCTCGCAGCTCTTATCAATCCTACTACACTTGTACCTGCTGCATAATCGGCTGAAAGGAGAATCGCATGGCTAACACGCCTTTCGAGCAATTAAGTGAATATTGTGATTGCATGGAA